CGTCCTTGCGGTAAATGTCAGCCCAATAGTGGCTCGGACTCGACTTAACGAACTCAGCCGCCTGATTTCTCATTCGCTGGAGCCTGTCTTGCGCTTCTTCCCTCGTCATACAAACCACCTCAGCCAGCCCAGCTCCATCCCGAACACATAGCCCATCAGCCACTTGTAGAGGAGCAGGGCGAGCACCGTTATGATGATGCTGAGGATTGTTAGTGCTATTGCGTATTTCATGCTTCCTCCATTATCTGCTTAAAACTCTTCGTCCAGCCGTAGATCCGATTGCCTGCTTGCATCACGTTGCCCTCGTAGAGCCGTTGTCCGCAATACGGGCAGAAGCGGTATGGATTTTGGTACCACCACGGATAGATCGGCATTCGACCTTCGCAGTTCGGACACTTTGCCATCATGTTGCCGCTGTCTGTCTCGTAGACCCATGACTCAAACAGGCTCATCTGCCCGACCATCATTCCTCCTTCAGCCTGCTGGCGATCGTCGGCTTCGATACGCCCATCTCATCAGCTATCTTGTCCACTGACCAGCCGGCATCTCTGAGCGCCTTCACCTTGCCCATATCGATGGTCTTCCGCGCGCCCTGCTTCTTCGGATCCGCCGCCTTCTTCGGCTCTTCCTTCTCAAAGCCTCCCCAAGGCGTAATAGATACTGAGTCCTCTGTGATGTACACCGACATCTTCGCCTGTATCGCCGTGGTTATGATTTTCTCAATGTCGACCTTCATGCCTTCCTCCTATCCGTCAATGATATACACCTCAGTCTGATACATTCCCCTCGCCAGTGCCTCGGCGTGGCTGTCGCAGTAAATATCCACCCAACACCCACTTACTCCGGAATCTTCGACGATGTACTCGTGACCGTTTATGAGGAGCCTGGTCCCAAAGGGTAATTCAGCAGCAACTGTTCGACCTGCCGTCGGGCAAGTGCCGCTTGCCGTGCCACCTCCTGCCCAAACTCCACAGCACTCGGAGCAGTTGCAATAATGGGTAATGGTCGCGGTGCCCCATAGATGCATTGACGGCACTTCCTGCTCTTCCTCTTCGGCTGCCAGCTCACTCTCCACCTCCATCGTCTTGTACGTCTCCACCATCACCATGTCCTCCTCCAGTAACGCTATCTTCGGCGTCATCGTGGAGAACAATATAGAAACCAGTAAGCATATCAATTTAGCCTCCTCTCTGTTGTCGTGTTGCCGTGTTGTCCATAAAATCCTTATAATTACTATTTTTATTTATTATTTATTTTTGTACTTATAGAGAAATTAACGGCAACAACGGCAACAACGGCAACAAGCCGCATAAATACTGAGTTTTTTTGTTGCCGACCCTGTTGCCGACGCCCTAAATCTCGACGAAGTTCGGCAACATTTTCGGGTCAACCTCGATAAATTCGTCTTTTCTGATCCTGTCGTAGCATCTCTGCACTCCGTAGACGGCAACACGTTGCCGACCGATGAACTCCCACCCGGTGATATTGTTCTTCATGATTTCGTGCAGATTGTTGATCTCGCGCCGGCTCGGATCCGTGAACTCTTTGTGCAGTGCTTCCTTCCAGAGCATCATCACGCACACCCGGTCCTTGTCGGTGTTGTCGAGCCATTCCTGGATCATGCCAACGTATGGATCCTCCTCCTGATAGCTCTGCTGCATCTTCAGCGCCTCTGGCTGCAGCTTATCCGGAAGGACAAGCCTGATTCGCCCGTTTGCGCGTTTGTAGATCTCCATCGCCTCACCCCAAGCCTGAGCAAATTCAAACCGGCAGTCATCGTCGAAGATGTCCTTTGTGGCTTTGCTCCTGTCGCACGTCACCGGAAGGAAACGCCGGTTCCCGGTCTGATCCGTCAGGAAGTCGGTCGGGTTCGACGTTCCAGCCAGGACGCACATCCTGGGCCGCTGCTCTGTTCGTCTGTTGTACGGTGCGCGATAGGTGTCCACCCGTGACGTGATGAACGACTTGATCGTCTCGACGTCCTTTGCGCGTTTTGTCGCTTGCAGTTCGGCAAGCTCGACAATCCACATTCCGCGCAGGTTCTCGATTGCCCTGCCGCTGTCAAGTGTGCTGAAGTTGTCGTTGAACCATGCATCATTGAGCGCAAGCTGTCTCAGGAATGTCGATTTGCCGCCGCCCTGACCGCCTACCAGCACGAGCATATAGTCGAACTTACATCCGGGCTTGAAGACTCGCGCAATCGCGCCGAGCATGAACAGCTTCATCACTTCGATGGAGTAGTCTGTCTTATCTACGCCCAAATAAGTCTGAAGCAGATTTTCAATGTGCTTGCCGCCGTCCCATTGTTCGTGGCATTCTTCCAACAAGAGCTTGACCGGGTTGAACGGATGCCGATGCGCTACGTTTGCCAGCGCGTCCATCGTCTTCTCGCCGTTCTTAAGGCCGTACTTGTTCTCGATGTAGCTCCGGAGGTTTGAGTCGTCGATATTCGTCCACTCGCGCCATCCGCGCCACTCCTTCCACGGCAGAGTGCCGTAAACATACGGGACATAAGAGATCTCGTTGTATCGGATCCGACCGAATAAGTCCTTGTCGTACTCGATTGCCTCCTCTGCGTTCGCGATCGTCTGGAGCGGCCTGTCCGTGACATCGCCATTCTTATCGAGCTGGAACGCGATTCTCGGCTCGCGCCATTCGCCCTGGTCTGATATGATTTTCAACTCGCCTTTGGCGTATTTCAGAGCGCTGCTGAGTATCAGGTCGAGTTCTTTGGCGTCGAGCGGATGAACGCATAATTCTGCGTTAGTTTTATAAACTGCGTCTCTGATCGCTTCGTCCGGGAGCCCTTGAGCTTGCATCGAGCTTGCGAGCTTGAAGATCGTGTCATTCCTTGCGCCGTCTTGAATTTTGTCCGGGAGCTTAAATTGTTCTGGTTCTACTGATTTATCGGTCGCAAGTAATTCCAGGACAGTCTCGTTGGCGTCAGCAAGCTCAAATTCTTCCGGATCATACTCCCAAACGTACTCAGTCCCGTTGGGATGGATAGAAGGCGGCGCAATCACATAACCGCCCTCTCCGCGCACGTCAACCCCCTCCAACAGGCCGGCGCGGTTTTTTATGTCTGTGCCGTCATATCGAAAATAAAGATGGTAGCCGCCGCGCCCTGTCAGGCACATATAGGTCACGGGCAGCTTTCCGTGGATCCGCTCCCATTCCGTCACGCTCTGGAACCCGTCAAGGCCCTTGTCTTCGTCACAGTCTTCGTCTATGACTACCAGATTGGATGCGGACCCGGTTGCTATGCCGATATTGGCGTCAGGCCACTTCTTCCACCACGCCTTGATCGCTCCGACGTTTTTTTTGGCGTCCTTGCAGCCATGTGGCGTGAGCGGCTTTTTGTTTTTTGGGCTGACAGGGAAAACAGCCCAGTTGAACTCCGTGGCATATTTAATTGCCGCACTTAGGCAGTCCCCCATAGTAATGCGATAATCCTTTCTGCTGATTCTTCTGGTCGGCAGAATGCGAACTGTACGCCATAGCGCTCAGATACCGTTTCCATAGCCTTCTGGAGCCGTGGACCCTGGACGCACTTGTCGGAGTAGATCGAGCGCGGATTGATCCAGTTATGGACCTGTTGCAGATCTGTGATACCGACGTCGTTCTCGACAAGGATAATCAGCGAGCAGCCGGCGGCTTTCGCCGCCTTGCACTCGTTGATAAATCTGCTGTGTTGCGGTCCGCAGATATTTCCTGCGATCTCCTCCATGTCCTTCTTGGTATCAACGGCGACAGATGGCACGAGCGCATAATCGCCAAAAGGCAGCTTGCTCCGTACCAGTTCGACGCCGTTCTCGGCAAACCATGCGTGTTTCAGTTCGTGCTTGCCGGCCTGCTGCCGAGTGTCTTCCACGATTACCACGGGCAATCATCCTCTGCGCCTTCAGGGATCGCCATGAAGTCATCGGCCTTAGTCGGTTCGACGAGCTTCTTCAGATCCGGGACCTTTGCCGTGTCGAGTTTGTCAACGGGACACTCAGAATAGACCGCAAGCCTCGTGCGCTTGTCTCCGGAGTTGGAATAGTATTCTTCCTCGCGCAGGATCAGGCCGAGGCGCTTGCCGATCAGCGTGGATTCATCGGCATTGATGGTGCCGCCGTCAAAGATAAAGTTTCCGTTGCTCTTGCTGATTGCTGAGCAGAAACGCTTGAACATCGGCAGAGCGGTCGCTTTGTAGCTCTTGACATAGGCTCCGATCCAGAGCCAGTCAGGATGGTCTTCGCGAATCGCGTCAAAATGACCAGCAAAATCGCCCTCGGCGATGTCGTAGGTGACTTTCAGATATTCCTTGTCCGGGAAGTCTTCAACCTTGCGGATCACGCAGTTATATGCCCCTGCCATGAGTCTCTGCTGTTCGCCGGCTTCCTGGACGTTTGTGGTGTCAACTTTCTTCATCGGTTCCCTCCTATTTCACAACTAAATCAATGTCTTCAGGATCGTAGTCTCTGGCGGCAAATTCATCGCAACCTTTCACGAAAATCCACCAAAGGTTTGCTCTTGCTTTTGCATCGGGAACAGCCCATGTCTCTCCGATAAAATTTCCGTTTATCATGCCGTAATAGTGATATTTGGGCTTTGGCATCTTGACCGGCTTCATCAATATTCCTCCAGCGCATTGATGACAGCCAGCATATCGTTCGGGACCTCATCTTCCTGGAACGCTCCCATCGGAGCCTTGACTGTCGAGCGGTCAGCTTTGGTATGGAAGATATAATTCCCATCCTTGCACTCTGCGAGCAGGACGGTCGTCAGTTTGCTCTCCAGAACGATCTTCTCCAGCTTGCGCCCATTGGTTCGGATATGCGTGAACACGATCCCATTGTCGTCGGTGTCCGTAATGCTGTGCGCGATGATGACCACGGTCAGATCGTCCCGAAGCGTGAGGGCCTTGTCGAAGATCTCCCAGACATATTGCGCGAGGTCAGTCCATTTGCCATAGCCCTGCTGCTTCGCATTCCGCATCTCCTCCGAGACCATAACGCCGTTGATGGTGTCGATCACGAGCGTCTTGATGTGCTTGAATGTGTCCTGGGAATTGATTTTCTCCATCATAGACAGCACCTGCCCAGGATAGTCGGTCTTCCAGTAGTTCTTCTTCTCCGTGTTGTACTGCTGCTTCCATCCGGGCCAGTTCAGCCCCTTCTTGTCGCAGTCGAGATAGAATGTCGTCTCTGGATCCAGCGTGATGAGGGAGGACGTTTTTCCGGAGCCAGATTCGCCCATGAGTCCGATTACTTTACTCATCCTGCACCTCCTCAGTTTCTTCCACGATTTTCTTCTTCTCTGCCGCTCGGCTTGCCTCGATGCTTGCCTGCTGCAGGTCGTAGTAGAGGTCTACAAGATCGCCAACGTCATTCAGATCCTTGTTGTTGACGCGATCTCTGATTAAGGAAAAAACTTCTCCTGCAAATCTGTCGATTATTTCAATTCCGATGTCTTCAGCATCGACACTGATGGAAAACCACTCTCTTGCATATGTGGTTGCTTCGTTATATCTCGCGTAAAATCTTGCCATGATTTGCCTCCTATCTGATTCTGAGCGATTCTGTCTGCTCCAGGTGCGCGATCCCGTCCATGTTCACACCGGCCTTGAGTGCGTCCTTGATGGCTGCCTTGTTCACGGTCGGCTCGTGGTATGTCAGATACTCCTCCGGGATGTTTTCGATATACTGCTCATCCATAACGACGGCAGCGGGATTCTTTTGGATGCCGAAGCTGAAAAGCTCCGTCTTGAATTTTGTCTTGCCGGTGATGGTCATGCTCTGCTGGAGCGCGTACTTCATCCGGGCGATGTTGTTCTCGATCGTGCGCTTGCGATTGGTGAGCCTGTCCACCTCGCCCTTGAGGCCGGCTGCTTCCGCTTCCAGGTTCTTGATGACTCTGCCGTAGTTTTCGGCCTTGATCTCAAGCTCGCCCTCTATGCCTTCCATCGTGTCGAGAATGGTCTGCTCATCCACTTCCAGATCGTCCATCATGTCGAGCAGATTAAGATAGTCGCCTGTCAGTTCGTATAATGTCGCCATGATTAACCTCCAAACATTTTGTCATCCGGGTTGATGAGATAAAAGACGCCGAGCCAGGCGAGTCCTGCGCCGGCGATGATGAGTCCTTCCAGGATTGACGTCTCCATGTAAAGGACGCCAATGATGGCTGCTAACACGCCCCCCGCGACGGATCCGCGCATTACTGCAAGATAAAACTTGTCACGGAAGCGTTTGTCTGCTAAGATAATCCTTAGAGATGTGAATCTTGCCCGGTTGTTGGTTGCCGCCACTCCGGGCGCTTTTTTTGGCTTCATGATATGATCTCCCTTCGTTCTTTTAGTGCCAGTTCAAAACCTTGCGGCTTAATCATGACTGCTCGCTTCGATCGGATGATGTAGCTGTCATAGCGCCGGTGTCGGTACATATAATCCAGCACATTGTCGACCGTCCTGAGACTGAGGCCGTATTCGGCTGCAAGGCCTTTTCTGCGTAGATACATTTCGCTCCTTTCTACGGTTAAACCGTAACTTCAGGGCAAAAAATAAGCTCGCTATACGGCAGACCATACAAGTCTTCCATCCGTTTGATGATCGGAACATCCGGAAATGACTTGCCTCGCTCGTAATTACTGAGCGTATCTGTCGAAATACCGAGTATTTTTGCCGCATCTGCCTGCGTCAAGCCTTTGTTTACTCTTGCGCTTTTCAATGTGATCGCCATAGGTTCTCATCCCTCCTTTCATCTGGCTACAACCATTCTAATACGGTTTTTCCGTAATGTCAACGGATATTCCGTAATTTTACCGATATTTTATTGAAATATTCACGGAGCCGCCGTATAATAGGAACGGGGAGAAGGAGGAAGGCTATGGATAATAATCTGGGCAATAAAGAAATAATGGCGAGAAACATCCAGCGGCTTATGGAAAAATACGGCAAGGATAGGGTTGACGTATGCAAAGATCTCGGTATCAGTTACACCACGTTTACAGACTGGGTAAAAGGGAACACCTATCCGCGCATCGACAAAATCGAACTGCTGGCAAGGTATTTCCATGTCACGAAGGCCGAACTCGTCGAAGATAGCTCTCCCGAATACTACGAAAACAGCGATACCGCTGCCATCGCTCAGAAGATCTTCGACAACCCAGACCTCCGAGTCCTTTTCGACGCTGCCAGCGATGCGGATCCGGAAGACTTGAAGACCACCTACGACATGCTGATGGCGCTCAAGCGTAAAGAGCGAGGCGATGACGATGATCCAGCGTGACGATGTGGCTGTCGTCCTACTCGACTTTCCGAAGGACAGAAAAGTCCATGAGGCAGTGACGGAAAATGAAGACGGCTCCTATACCGTATTCATTGACAGCCGCCTCAGCTCGGACGGTCAGCTCAGGGAGTACGAACACGCCCTGACGCATATCGAGAATGGCGACTTCCAGAAGTTTGACGTCCAGCTGATCGAGGCAGCAGCGCACGGCAAAACGATTCCGAGGGAAAAGGTCAAGAATTGGCGGCGAGGGCTGAAGGCAGCCATGACGCGAGAACGCCGAAAAGCAGAAAAGGCAGCGGAACTGCTCGGAATGGACTATGAGGACTATTTATTCGCATTACATGACGCAGAACTCTTCCGTGGATATTAGGTGAATAATTATGTGGATTGAAGAACGGAAAACAGGCTATGTCTTTATAGAAAAATACAAGGATCCGCTGACTGGAAAATGGAGAACCGTCTCCACCACTCGCAGATCTAAGTCGCGAGCCATGTGCCACGATGCTGAGCGGTATCTTCAGGACCGCATAGCTAAGATTTACAAGCGCGCCGGGATCGTCAAGGACTACACTGTCGGCGAGGCGATCGAAGACTTCCTGGAAGCGAAGAAGCTAGAGGTCAAGGAGCAGACGTGGAAAGGCTACCGGGCGAGCTTCAACGTCATCAAGAGGCGGATCGGAGAAGATGTCTTCCTCGATAGACTTACGCCGAACTATGTCAAGAATCAGCTCATGGACGCGCCAGGAACATATAACGAACGGATGAAGAAGTTCAAGGGATTCATAAGATGGTGCTATCTGAATAGCTATTTGCCTGACATCGCTTGGATTGACAAACTGACTAAGCTGCCGGCGCCGACAACCAGAGAAAAGAACGCACAGAAGTATTTAGATCATGGCGAGATCGAGGCTGTCCTTGCCGGGATCCAAAACGTACGGTATCGGCTGCTTGCGGAATTTCTCATTCTGTCCGGGCTTCGTGTGGGAGAAGCTGTCGCGCTGGATGTTGCTGACATAACAGACGTGATAACAGTAAACAAAACATTCGCTCTCAGGACGAGGAAGATCTCGACAACAAAAACCGAAACTTCAGAACGCGAAGTTTTTATCCAGGACGAGCTTGCTGACTGCATCCGGAGGATCAAACGCTGGCGTCTTGAAGACATGCTCAATCGTGGTTATAAATCGACGCATCTCATACCATCGCGGAATGGCTATTTTGTCAGTTACAAGTGTTTCAATGAAATATACAGTGAAGTCACGGAGAAGACCATCGGCAGAAGACTGACAGTCCATTCGCTTCGGCACACTCACGTCGCCATGCTTGCTGAAGCCGGCCTCACACTTGACGAGATAGCCAGGCGCGTCGGTCATTCAGATTCAAAGGTCACTCGCGATATTTATTTCCACATCACGGAAAAGATGAAGGACAGGGACCGGCAGCGGATCAAGAATGTCCGCATCATCTAAGGCATGCCCATTATCTGCACATTTTCAAAACGGAAAAATCCGGAAAGGCCCGAAAACACGGGCTTTTTTTAGTTTTGGTATGACACCCATAGAGTACCATACATAAACTGCAAAATACTGAAAAGTGCTGTAAATACGGGCTTTTTCAAATGTCACATACTGCACAAAACTGCAAATTTTTGCCCATTTCCTGCCCATTTTGAACAAGTTTGCCCATTTTTTGCACACAAAAAAAGCCCCTCCCGGCGAGGTACCAACCGGGAGTGTAGGGAAAGGAGGTGGAACTATGAGCAACGCTTGCGCGTTTAATGCTTTTTGGGGGTTCTGTTCGTGCACATGTGTTTCCAGACGGAATAAGTCACTTTTCCGTTTGGCTCAAAACCATATAGCTTCTGATACTGGATCACTCCATATTCAGTATTTGGACCCCACTGCTGATCCAAATCGATGGGCTTCCCATCTTTTCCAGTGAAGCATTCGGATCTGAGAACTTCCTGCAGCATGAGGATCAGCGGACCGCTCGTGCACTGAGCCGGAACGTTAACACACTGAATCGGCAGCGGCATCCCGAATAGATCCTCATAAAACTTCTGGTTGCATTCGTCAGCCAGGATCCCGTCGCACAGATTCTTCCCGTTGACCATGCGATCCCACTTATACTTCACGACGGCAGCAACATCGCCCTTCGTGTATTTGTCATTCAGCTCCAGGTCCTGCAGCTCGCCGTTCTTCTTCACGCCTTTGTAATCTCTGGCCTTAAGCGCCCGTGTGACCATGAACTGAGACTTTCCCACCGCTCCGGACAGGATCCTCACCGGCTTAAACAGATACGGATCCGCCTCCGTGTTCTCCGGCCACTGGTATGAAGCATAGAACCTTCTTCTGATCGGCGTGTCAGTCCACTGGTTAAACGGAACATTCGAAAAGTAGCTTCCCTTGTCGATCCTCCACTGCTCACCGAAATCGTACTTGATGCACATCCCGGTCGCCGGATTATAATCCACGCAGTAAAACACGTGATCACGCCAGTCGAACGCAGCGGACCCGGTCCACTTCATAAAGACGATGCTGTTCTTTTTGACCTTGCTCTGATCAGTGTTTTTTATAAATCCGTGTTTGACCAGCCATCCATCGATCGTATAAGTCGTCTCGCCTCCGGCTTTCTGATCCCGGAACTGAGGACTCAGATCCCACAGCGCCCGATCGATTCCCCTCTCGCACGCGATCGGCGGGCACGGTGGATTCGTATGGCAGTCGCCATATGACCAGTGCTCAGCCTTCGCCCGCTTCGCCACATTGGCGACGGAGTTCTTTATCAGCTCGTTCGTAATCGTCACAGTTGCCTTGCTCCCTTGGTCCAGATTGATCGCCGTATGGTGCCCCTCGTAAAGAAGCACATCACCCGGCAGCAGATATTCATCACTCGTCAGATACTTGCTCTCAGTTAAAGCAGAAAAGCCTGCGCCTGTCAGCACCGACCTCTCGTTGCCCGTGTACATATCAGCTGAAACGGCCTGCAGCCTGGTCAGCCCGGAAATATATCCGGCAGCCTTAACGATCGCCGCCACGCCTGCGGAACAGTCAGATTCACAGGCCGTCTTAATGTTTGCCGGATAATAATCCGCTGCCTTTAAAGCCTGCCAGAACGTACCGCGCTGAGACTGGTCATATCCGATCTTATTATTCTTCGCGGCCTCCTCGGCAAGCTGCGCGATCAGGATCCCGATCATAATATCCGGATATCTCAGCACTACAGACCACGGCCTTGAATACCAGCTCCTTACGGCCCATTCGCCCCCGGTCTGATCCCCGGCAGCTCCACCGGATAATTTACCGTTCTCATCATGCCCGGAATTACTGATCATCCTCTGGCTCCCCCGAGCAGTTTTTATATGCGTCAGCGCAGATCTTGACAAAGCATCCCAGGAACGTATCGACAGCGACCAGCGTCGCCACGATCGGCGGTCCATAGCTCCATCCCCAGATCGATGCCAGCGCGGAAATCAGTTCAGAAAACGGCAGCACCAGGAGCGCGATGAGCTTCAGCGCATCATAAAGTTTATTCGGGATCAGCATATTACACCTCACATAGACAGGAAATCATGTTTCTCCAGCCGTTCCGCATAGCTCCGGTTGATATGGTCGATCGTCAGGACCGTCTGGTTGTTTTTAAAATCCGGGTGAGTGCTGCAGAACGATTCATAGATCGTAATATCGCTCATGCACTGGTCATAAGAATCCTTGCTGTGACGACGGCCTTCCAATAGCTCGTCGTTGAAGCGCAGGATACGGACCCGCGACTCAATCGCGTCTCTCAGATCACCCTTCGCGTCGATAGCCCGCACCTCAGCGCGGAGCTCTCCGATGTCCTTTTGAATAGCTTCAAACTTATCGTTTTTTGAGTCTTTCCGGCTGATGAGGTACTGCACAAATCCCAGAAAACTCCCACCCAGCAGGAACGTCGCCAATGTCTGTGTAAAATCCATCTTCATCACCTCAGAAACAGTTTAATTCAAATCACGGCTCAGGAAAAATAAACCACTTTACTCAGCTTTAACAGCACACCACTACCGATTATTGCTAATACGATTGTCTGTACCATTCTGCGCCTCTAACTCTTAAATACTACTTCGCGGATGACGACATAGGAGCTTTTGCCCTCGATGTAATACTTGTCATTCGTCCAGTCATAACACATAGACTCAGGCTCGCCTGAGAAGCCCGTGTTCGATATGTCTTTGACCAGATTGCCCTGCATATCGAAAACATAGATATGGTTGGCACTGTACGACAGGCAATAGACGTAAACGCCGTCTGTCTCGATGTCCTGCCGTGTGTTTGCCCAGTCGTTCTCGTCGTAGGTCACAAAACTGAGATAGTCAAAGCTATCGTCCATGAAATACATCTTGCCGCCCGACATGGCGATGAATCTTCGGTGCGTCTGGTCATAGGCGATATTCCAACAGTTAAAAACTGTGCCGTTCTCGTCTTTTGCGTAGAGCGTGTCTACCAGATTGCAGGACGTGTCGAACTCGTATACCTCGCCTGTGTCCTTCATTGATGCGACATAGACGTGGTTGGTGTTCGGGTTGTATGCCATGCCGTTCGCGTGTCCGTATGCGCTCCCCGTAAAACTGTACTGAGTCAGCGTTCCTGAGCCGATGTTGTACTTGAGGAACTTGCCAGCCGAATAAAGGCAGATATAAACGTTCCCGTCATCATCAATACAGCCGCCCTGAGGCTGTGATGAGATGCTCGACGTGTATATATCCGTCACCGTTGTCGAATCGTCAAAGCTGTAGAACGGAATAGCGCTTCCGTTGACGTCGTAGATGTTCGTTATGGTGTTCCCGTCGACATCATATATTGAGTTCAGGCTTGCCCCGTTTTTATCGTATATGCTCATACGCCCACCATTAGACGATTCTTACGTTGTCGAGATAGATCTCCGCTCTGATGCCGATGTGAGCGGCGACTGATGCGTGACGGTTCCCAAGATACAATCCCAGGCACTTGACGTGCAGGTCACTTTCAGCGGTAATGTTGATTTGAAATTCGTCTCCGACCGTTAAGTTCTTAAGATACTGGTCTTGGAAAATATTGAACGAGACAGACTCGTTTGACGAGTTCTTTGTGAAGAAGAACAGCGATGCCTTTGTCGTATCGTTCCCCTTCAGCACGTCTGTGACTGTGATTTTCCCGGTGAGGACTGAACCTGTCTCAAACTCAAACCATGTATCACTTCCATAATTGCTCGTACTGTTGCAGGCGGTAGTATTTGCTGACACTTCGGAGATATTCCCGTGAATGTCGTTCTGGTTTGCGGTCGAGAATGATACAAGCGCTTTGTTGCCGTTAGATACTTCTATCGACGCTGCAGGGCTTGTGAAGTCGTGTGAACCGTTTTCAAACGGATATAACGGAGCGGTAGCCGTAACGCTGAATGTTGTCGTCTTGCCGCCATAGAGCACGGTGATGGTCGATGATCCGGCAGTCAGCGTTCCGCTCAGTGTGTACGCCGAGACGGTTGCTGTCGTGCTGTCATCGTAATGAGCCGTCACGACCAAATCAGGCTTTAAGCTGTCTAACGTATCGCTCGTGTAGACCGTTCCGCTCTGTGTGTAGACGGCTGTTATTGACGAGAGGTTATTCGGAGGGTCTAATGCGGCCTCGAGTGCGTCATAATAATCCTGCCCGTACTCGTCGATATATGCGACCTTTTCAGCCAGTTGGAGAAGAGCCGTCTTAATGTCTGCCGTAATACCGGCACCGCCGATGGTGTATTCAGTACCGTTCAGATTGATTTTATTTATCTCTGACATATCAAGTTTGCTCCTTCCATGCACACCACCTATATGGGACATCTTTAAGAACATACGAGGCGCTCGATGAGAATGTCACCGACGTTCCGCTTTTTGTAAAGTACCCCGTGCCGCCATATGAATCAGCCGCCACAGCCGACCCGGAGTTATTTGTCGTTATGACATAACGTGTATAATAATTTGTATAATCAGGCTCAAAAGCCGCCGCTCTTACCGCCCTCTTGCCATATCCAGAAACGGCATCTTCCGGGATCAGTACAAAAAAATCGTAATCAATGCCCGTATCAACAGTAAACGTTTTTGAGTCAGCCGTAGGCGTAAACGTTCCCGTGGCATATCCACCGCCACCGCCGCCGCTAACATTGACCGTCAGCGAGCTGATGAGCGTGGTGTCTACCGTCCCGTTCTGGGTGACCGTGTCGCTCGTCTGGCTTACCAGTGCACCGTTGTCGACGACCTTGCCCTCATCGCTTGCGCTGTAGGTGTTCGGGACATTCACGTCTGCTTCGGCGTAGTTGGTAACGTCAATGTCATTCGCGTTTGCCGTGATGGAAATCGTCCCCGTTGGCGTAATGCCGCCAGACGGTAATGCGTCAATCGCACCCGACATCTGAGAGGGCTTGTAAGTCGTAGCCGTACCGTTCTTCGCCCTGATGGAGTCAGCGATAGCGGACAGCGATGATTCTTCGACAAATACATTCGCCATTAGTAGCTCACCTCATTCCCGTTTATCAGGCTCGTGTTGATGTAGAGCGTCGTGCCGTCGACATAGATAGCGGCGTCCAGTAACTGAGCGAAACCCTCTGCCACCCTCATCTGGACAGGAGAATCATCGACAGGACTCAGCACGATCGGAGCGTCCTCCGTGACTGTCAATTCGATGTTAGGCACTTGGCAAGACCTCCTTCAGCAGGTTCTCATAGACGTTGACAGATACGATGTCAGTGGCATATCTGGCGCTGTCGTCCATCCAGTTGACCTGCACATCACTCAAAGTATTGGCGATAAACTGCGCCGTCTGGAGCTGTGTCAGTGTGACCGATACGGATGTATCGCTTCCGCTTGCCGCCACGGTTGGCGAGTCCAGTGTCAAAACTATAGCCCTTGTCCTGTCCGCAAAAGTAACCCAGACATCGTCAGCGGCTGTCAGATCCACGCCCTTGACAAGTAATTGGATTGTCGGCGTTGTGTATTGTCTCATTTGTGTCTCCTTTACTAAAAAAACAGCCCGAAGGCTGTCGGATTACTTGCTCAAGTTTGCTATCGTGTCGGCGAGCGTCGGTCTGATCGCTCCCAGCTCTATCGAGTCGTATCTGTCCAGAAGCACGTTGTAGTCGGTCTGGACGACCTCCAATTTTGTCTTTATCTGGTACTTGTCATAGATGACCGTGACGAAGTCGCCCAGCTTGACGTGCTCGATCGGCAGTAAGTCCTTGTACTCCTCTGACTGCCAGAGTGGAACGAAGCTCACCGTCAAGGAATTAGTGATGCCGAGCGTCTTTTTTAGGTCTGACGTCGCCTTTGTGTTGAGCTGTGCCGATGTGGGAGCGGACTGATAATCGCTCGTATGGTCGACTATAAGAATCTTCTGCGGTACGGCGTACTGATCCGAATATTGGATTTCGGAACTCACATAGCTCCCTCCGTTGTAGAACGCCAGAGCGCCAGTATATTCTTCCGTGTCATCGGAAACCGCCACCAGCTCCGTCATGTTCTTTCCGTAACGGATTGATGCCCCTGTGTCTTCGCCCCTGTGCTCCATCAATACGCAGCTGTAGCGGTCGTAATACCACTCGCCGCCGTATGTCGCCACAAGCCCGTTATCGCCGCCCATACATGACCTGACGGACGCCGCTCCGCTTAACTCCCAGTCCTTTGACTTCGTGATGTCCGTGCTGAACGTAAAGCCGGAGGAAATTATCGCTCTGGAACTCAGAGACGCCACAGCCCCGGCGCAGGTATGAGCCAGGTATTCCCTCATCGGATAGCCGCTCAGGTCGTAGCTGATGTGGTTTGCCATGACTTGAATTGTCCCGTCAAGGTTCTTGTCCACCTCGTAGATCCGGAACGGCTGCGCTCGCATCCCGTCCGATGGAGTCGCCAGAATCAGCCGCCCGACTGCGATGTCGTTCGCGTGGTTGCCGTATGCGGAATAGGACATCTCCAAAACATAAAAATCGTTTATGCGCTCCGACACCGTGCAAGACAGCGTGTCGGAGAGCCGACCGATGCCGTTGGAGGTGAAGTCTGTCTCTTCTTGTTCAAATAGAATCGGAATCATAAGACCCACCACCTCGGAGAGATTTCCAGTGAAGTAATAAAACCGTTTACTTTTACGATGCTCCCGTTTTTGATCGTTAAGTCCTCGTCTGGAAGCGTCACGTACTTATTGAGACTGATTTTTGCCTCGTCTTTGTACATATATGCGTCCATCGTCTCGCAGTCGATGTAGACTTCATTAATCGCCACGGACTGCCCGTAAACGCTTATACTGGCAGGAACAGACAGCCGAATGACGCCTTCGTCGATGATCGCTACGGCTTGGCCTGTCAGAGCTGTCCCTGTCGTGTCGATTTTTATGAGCGGATTCGCTGAGAACCGGGTCGTCGTGGTGATAGTCTTTTCTGCCGTGAACAGGCTGGCGACCTCAATCCCTTGTGTTTCGTTGACGATGCGCCAGTAGAGCGGCGTGGTGAAATAGATGTACCGTTCAGACAAGCTGTAAGACCAAACATTATCGCTTAACAAAATCCTTGCCGATGTGCCGCCGGTATATGAGGCCGTTGTCGGGTCTTTTTCGCTCTCTCCATGCACGAGCCGCTTGCCGACGTTTTCATCGGCGTAGTATGCGTAAATCT